AAAAAGCTTTTACCTTCCTCATTTTCTAAGGAGGGCAGAGCATCTACAAAATCTATCAGTTCTTCTTCTGTAAACTTATCGAATACTTCTCCTTTGTAAGCAATCGAATCAATGGAGTTTATCGTATAGTAAAAATTGAATTCAGAAGACTTCTCATACTTTTTCAGAAGAGCATCATACACAACATATGGAACTTCTTTAATACTGAATGATAAATCCTGGCTCAATTGAATAGGATTGCTGTCAAACTTTTTGCTTTTTACATCTGTTGTCAGATTTATAGAATCGAATAGTTCAAACTTATCCTTTGAACATTTTAGTTTGTATTCTATGAGCGATCCTTTAGATATCTTACGAAGTTCTATCAAACAGTTAATGTAATCTGTATTAGACAAAGTATCAAATTTGTTTGGATCGTCTACACATTTCTTAATGAATTTTATGATCTCTCGTTTTCCATCTTCAGTATCTTGTATTCCTTCTGTTGCAAACAACAATTCTCTTTCTTCTTTAGTTCTCCATTGTTTCAGACCAATCTTTTTTCCAGACAGAAGTTCTTTTTGCATAAAGCTAGTTGTTTCGTTAATTATTGGTAATGACATATTTGTTTCTCCTCTTAGTTTTTTATTATTTATATAAATAAGTAGGAGTAAGTTTGAATGCTAGTAACATTTAAACAACAGTAGGAGCAAATTACTGCTGTCCTCCCATATCTATTTATAAGGAGCAAAATCTATGTATCATTTAGTTTATCTTACTCGAAACTTAATCAACAACAAAATTTATGTAGGTGCTCATTCGACAAATAATTTAGATGATGGATATTTAGGATCAGGACAAAATCTTAAAAGAGCTATCAAAAAATATGGTAAAGAAAATTTTGAACGAATAATATTACATTATTGTTATAATAAAGAACAAACATATGAAGTTGAAGCACAAATAATAGATATTTCTTTTGTTATACGAAAAGATACTTATAATCTTTGTGTTGGTGGTTGTGGAGGAGATGTTCATACAAATGAAACTAAATTAAAAATGTCCAATATTAAAAAAGGAAAATCTTTACCTCTAACTACCAGAATAAAGATGTCAAAAAGCGGAAAAGGTAGAATTTTTTCAAAAGAACATAAAATAAAAATCTCAATTGGACAAAAAGGACATGCTAATTTTGAAGGAAAATTTCATACTGAAGATACTAAAAGAAAAATGTCAGAAAGTGCAAAAGGAAAATTCAAATCTGAAGATACTAAAAAGAAAATGTCAGAAAGTCATAAAGGAAGAACAGCATGGAATAAAGGAATTCCTTGTTCAGAAGAAACAAAAAATAAAATTTCAAAAAGTAAAATTAAGATGCATTAGCTTCAATAGAGTGAGAAATATACTTAAATTTTATAGTTGTTAATGCTGCTCCTCCATCGTCACCCTCTGCATCAAACTCAATAGAATCTACACTTACCGGGATCAAGTCTCTAAAAATATCATATCGAGTAATGTTTCCGTCTTTATTTAGCGGATATAATTTGAATGATGCTGAAGAAATATCATTGTAATATTGTCTTACATATGATTGAGCATTCAAAATACTGTTCATCCATTGAAAAAAGAAGTTCTTAATAGTCAAATTGCTGGATTCAAGATACGAAACAGAAAGATCATCGTATCGATAGTTCTTAACATAATATCTAGGAATCATATCTACTTCTCTATGTTCAACATCAAATGCCAATGCAGGACAAGTAGCTTTGAAAATTTGCCATGTAAGAAAATCCTGGTCGAATCCTGTCTTTGGAGCTTTTGTTATATCTAATATTCCTATGAATCTATTCAATCGTAGAAGACCATTTGGAAACTTATCTCCATTGATCAGACTGTTTGCATAAAATTCATCTATTTTCATATAGTTAGTAGGCATTATGTTATATCCATAACTTTATATGTGCTAAACTTAAACGTAACAGGAAATTCTGATATCTGTGCATCTGATTCTTGAGACAGTTGTAATTCGCCCAATGAGGTAGGCCAACAAAATCCAAACTCTATTCCAAAAATAATATTGAACTTGTTATCTAATTGTAATATTCTAGTAACAAATTTTCCAAAATTACTGGATGTCGGAAAAGTATTTTCGTCTGTGTTATAAACTAACTGGAACAACCAATTATGAAGCATTTTTTTCTGTGTATAATTATCATCACAGACAAAAACCATTTGTATATCTCCATAATTCTGTGTAGCAGGAAGATATAGTCTCTGTCCCATTCTCTTAATTTCTTTTGTACCTATGTTAAAGTCAGGCATGTTTACAGATTTTGCTAATAGTTCTAATTTCAAAAACTCAGGAACAACTGTTGCTTTGTCAAATATGAATTCGACTTTATACAGATTTGTTCTAGCAAAATCGTTGAATGTAGCTTTTAGATAATCTACATGAAAGATCAGAGATGAATCAGTATATTTATTTGCTGGTATAGAAGGTGTTGTCATATTAGTTTGTCCAATAACTATAACCAAACGTTACTTGAAATGTAGCAATGGTATCAGGAGTTTCTTGATTAAGTTCTGTCTGATCAACATGTTTAGGATAACAATATTTGAAGATATATGTTTGTATAATATTACCTTGCAAATCTAGTTGATTTACATCTATATGACATTCATTATAAAGGTCTTTTAGATATCCTTTTTTAGCATCATTTCTATTATTAACTAACTGCGCCCAATCTTCGAAAAGTTGTCTGACTTCCCAATCTTCGTCATAGATAAAATTGATAACCAAGTCTTGAATGATTTCTGCTGCTGGCATTTTATAAGTCATTCCATAATATTTCAATTCTATTTCATTGAAAGCTCTGTCTGGAATGGTTGCACTGGTAGCATAAAATTTCAAATCTTCTGTAGATATTTCTTCTGTTAAACTTGAAGGAGGAAATACATTTACCAAAAATCTATTTGGTCTTACGATACTTTTAAGATTGTGCCTAAAAGAGTCTATTGTAGTTAGTCCTGCCATTTTATTTCCTTATTTTGGATCAATAGAGATTGTGTTGTGTATTAGAACTAGACATTTTTCTAATATAAAAGAAACATCATCATAAGTTATAATACGTCCTGTTAACATTGTTTTGTTTGTCAGAAAAACTTTTACTTCTGTTTTATTTTGAACACAGTTTTGTAAAAAATTTGTTATACACATAATTCATTCTCCTTACGGGTTTTTTATTATTTATATAAATAAAACAGGAGTAAGTTTGGTTGGTTCGAAGCAACCAAACAACAGTGGAGCTATCTACTGCTGTCCTCCTCATATCTATTTATAAGGAGCTATATTATGCATCATATCGTATATCAAACTACTAATCTTATCAACAACAAAATCTATATTGGAAAACATTCAACCGAAAATATTGATGATGGATATCTTGGTAGAGGAATAGCTTTAACCAAAGCTATCAAAAAATATGGCAGAGAAAATTTTAAACGAACTATACTTCATTTTTGTTCATCTTCTGAAAAAGCTTATATAATAGAATCTGTTTTAGTTGATGTTACATTTGTAAAACGTGAAGATACATACAATCTTGTTATAGGAGGACATGCTGGAGGTATAGGTTTAGGAAGACCTTGTTCTGAATATACTAGACAAAAAATATCTGATTCAGAACAAGGTAAAACTGTTTCAAAAGAAACATGTAAGAAAATATCTTTATCTAAGAAAGGTAGACCAATTAAACGAGGAAGAACATTGTCGAAAGATCATAAACAAAAACTTTCAGAAAAGAAAAAAGGAACTCATCTTTCTGAAGAACACAAAAGACATATTTCTGAAAGTTTAAAACTTAAAAATATCTCTTGACTTTTCTGGTTGAATATGATATCTTTGTCTATAGATAAATCAATCCAAAGGAGAAATCAATGAAAGAAAAAGCCGTAGTTGTAAAGTATGATAACACCGTTCCGGTATCGCTTCGTGGTAAGATTTCCGGCAAGCTTCCTGCTCGTATTGTACGTACTGGTGGTGATCTGACCAACAAAGAATATGCCGCAGAGAAAGGAATTACCAAACGACAGGCCAGTAAGGAACGTAGGGGTTACTAATAAAAAGGGGAGCAGTTAGCTCCCCATTTTTTATACCAAACTTCCTTGTAATGCTCTCAAAATGTTTGTATAGAATCCTGCAATTGTATTTGCCTGATCTAATCCATTGATAATCTTTCTAGCATTTACTGCATCATTTGTTGTATCGTTGAAATAATGTCCTAAAGAAACTCCAGTGAACAATCCTTTTCTCATTCCAAGTGACATAATCTCATATGCAATTTTAGGATCGTCTGCCAAGTCTGGATGATTTACCAAATCTACACTCAGAAGCTTCGAGAACTCCTTGTAGTTGTCCAACCATGTAAGCTGGACATCACCCCTTCCGAAATACGCCTGATGCGTCACAGGGTCAGGTATGCCGTATTTATGCCCTGCTCCATGACCATTCTCTTGAATGGGTTGAAAGGTTCTTCCAGTTTCCCAATAACAAGTTGCAAGAGCATAAGCACACCATCTTAGGTCTGTCATGTTTGCATCCTGCTCCAGGTAAGTTATTAAGTTTTGAAGTCCGGTTGTTTGTGAAGGATTAAAAGTTCTGGTGAATGATGCTTGAACAGCAGTTATGAATTTTTGAAAGTCTATTTTTTGCATGGCGATCTCCTTTCTTTTATTTATAAGAGATCAATCTGCTCCAATCGTTATAAGTAGACTTTCTGCTCTAGTATATGCCGTGTAAAGCCATCTTCGATGCATCTCCTCATCTCTACCTAGAGTTTCTTCAAAGACTAGCACAGCAGGGAATTGTGAGCCTTGTGATTTGTGGCATGTAATAACATACCCATAATCGAATTGATCGATTTCTTTATGATACTTTATTTCTATTTTTGTATCAGCAAAAATATCTGGTTCGATGTTCAGATAGTTCCA